AAGCGGTGCCCCGCTCCTCCATGCAGCGAAGGCGTTCAATATGGTGAGGACGGTCCAGCCCGGACCCAATCCCATGAGCGCCCCACACTGAGAAGTGAAAGTCTCTCCGTACCCGTTCTCAATTCTGTGTTCATTGATGACCGCCTTTATGGCGTCATCCCACCAAATCGGTTTACCGTAATGAGTGGTTATTTGTTCTAGGACAAATAGTGATAACTGAATCGAGATCGGATCGGTGGATTTGGACAGATCAGCTGAGTAGACTAGTTTGTCAACCTGTGTACTATTATACAGCGTGACACGTTCGTTGCGCAGCGCAGCTCGAGATATGGACAATTGCTTTGTCAGTGGCATTAGCCACGCCGACATCGCTCTTGCACACCATACAACGCTGGCGCTGTGGATCGTCGCAACGCGTATCTTACCGTCGTCTTGAACTAACGGGAGCAATTTCGCTTTCCGTTCGTTCACAGCCGCTTTTGATACGACGCTGAACAAGTCTGCTAGACCTCTACGCGACGGTTCTGCCCACGAAGGATAACTCATGAGCGCGTCGATCTGGGCCATGGCAATACTGAAGTCTTGCTCTCCTAGAGCAAACACGACTTCAGGATCGTCATAGTCCTCCGACCAGTCCCCATGAGCCTTCAGGGTGGCCGCCGCCACGATGGGAGTAACTGCCGCGTCCCAGTCGTCTGCGAACTCATCTGGGGTTTTGGTGGCGTGTTCACTTTGGTAAATCCAAGTGGACCCGCCTTTCCTTATCCCTTGTTCGTAGCACGCACTGGTCGTTGGCAGTGGGAGACGCCGGTCCGTCGGCGGTCGTCTGCCTGTGATGAGGAGCTTAATAAACTCCTTCAGATCAGACAATACGTCCGCTTCCGGCATTGGCGTTCTCTCCTCAAGCCTGGCTTGAGCCTCCCTTACTTCTTTCTCTACTGCTTCCGAAGTGGGCTTTCCTTGTATGCACCCTCGAGCTAAGGTACTCCCGAGAAACAATGCTTGCACTGTTTTCCCGCGATTCCGTAGCTTGGTGGTACCTACTTTCAAGGCCTTCTCCCTTGCAGTATGGCTCAGTATCTTCGTTGTCTTCTGAAACCCTTCGTATACGAGGCGTCGTACGACGGCATTCATGTCCCTAATGATCTTACGATTGTTAGGTGCCCATGGATTGCCCCGCACGTCCCCGTATACAAGACGGAAGTAGCAACGAAGTGCTGACCAGTTCTGACGAACGAGTTTGAAGTCACGATTGAGTCGTTGACCTCGGTACCATTTAGAGGCAGCCGCAGCATTATGCGGTAACCCTCCAGAAGGATTCACTGCTTTGCCTTTCCGGCAAACAGTACGACCTAGAGCGATAAGTTGGAATACTGATCCTAACGGATTCAGTTTCTTATCGC